GCATTTAACGCGGCCTTTGAAAGAATCTGTATTAGCGTCTATTTCTTTGGCGGCAAACTCTTAGACCCCGCCCAATGGCGTTGCACGATGGTATTAGCCGCCCGCATGGGCTTACCGCTTTCGTTGGGGCAATGTGGTGAGGTGCTACACTTAGCCGAGGGCAAAATGAAAGAGGGCCAGGCCCTAATCAGGTACTTTAGCGTACCCGCCCCCAAGACAGGCAAACGGCATCTACCCGCAGACGCGCCGGATAAGTGGGCTACGTTTAAGGCTTACAATATCCGAGACGTGGAGGTAGAACAGGCCATTTTGAAAAAGGTACGCCGGTTAAAGCCCGCAGCCTTTGACGAAGATTTGTACGTAGCCGACCAAGAAATTAACGACCGGGGCGTTATGATAGACCGCGTTTTGGTAGATGCAGCCGCCCGTTTTGACGAAGAATATAAGGCCGAGTTATTGAAAGAAGCGCAGACGCTAACAGGCATGGAGAACCCCAACAGCCCCGCCCAAATTAAGGAGTGGCTACACAAGGTTACAGGCTTTAGCGTCCAGAGCCTCAACAAAAAGAACTTAGACGATTTGGATAAGCAGCTTATCTATTGGCCGAAAGCACAAAAGGTTTTGGGCATCCGTAGGGAAATGGGCAAGACCTCTAACAAAAAGTACGTCGCTATGCAAAAATGCGTTTGCGCTGATGGTAGAATACACGGACTTTTGCAGTTTTGTGGCGCAGCCCGCACAGGCCGTTGGGCCGGGCGTTTGGTACAGGTGCAGAACCTACCACAGAACCATTTGGAAAGTTTGGACTATGCCCGTAACTTAGTACGTCAGGGCGACTTAGAAGAGTTTGAAATGAACTACGACAACGTGACGTTTGTACTTAGCGAACTGATACGTACCGCGTTTATCGCAGCCCCCGGCCACACTTTCCACGTTTGCGACTTTTCGGCCATCGAGTGCAGGGTTATAGCATGGTTAGCCGGTGAAGAGTGGGTATTAGACGTATTCAGAAGTAACGGCGACATCTATTGCGCCAACGCCTCTAAGATGTTCAAAGTACCTGTAGAGAAGCACGGACAAAACGCAGAACTACGACAAAAAGGCAAAATCGCTACTTTGGCTTTGGGATATGGCGGCGGCGTATCGGCTTTGGAAGCAATGGGCGGTAGCCGGTTAGGACTGACCGAAAGCGAAGAAAAACAGATTGTGGCCCTTTGGCGTGAGAGCAACCCGCGTATAGTGAAGATGTGGGCAGTAGTCGAAAAAGCGGCCATGACAGCGTTAAAGACCGGGCAGAACGTAACCATTTACCGAAATATCGTAGTCGGCAAGCGTTGGGGTATGCTAACTATTACCCTACCGTCAGGCCGGACTATCTGTTACCCACGCGCAGAAGTTGGCGTAGAGTATAACGACGGGTGGAGAGGCGACCACGAAATTATAGAGTACGAGGGCCTTAACCAGACTACGAAGAAATGGGAAAAGGTACGTACCTACGGCGGTAAACTTACCGAAAATATAGTGCAAGCCGTAGCCCGTGACATCTTAGGCATCGTGATACTACGCGCAAAGGCCGCAGGGCTTAACGTGGTTTTCCACATACACGATGAAATAATAGTTGAGGCTACACCCGACCAGTCTTTGGCCGACGTTGAGGCCCTATTTAGTACCCCGATTGATTGGTGCAGAGACCTACCCCTAAAAGGCGCAGGGTACACTACACCGTATTATCTGAAAGACTAACAATTAGAAAGCAAGAAATATGAAAGAAGATGCAAAAGACTTAGCCGGTTGTAGTTTCGGCTGTTTCGCGGTGATAATCGCGGCCCTGATAGTGATAGACCTTATAGTTTTGGGCATCAAGTCCGCTATTTGGCTTTGGAATTTGTAGCGTAAAACTATAGAAACGACGTAGGACGCAAGAAAACGAGTTGGCCGATAAACTATAAGGCGGCAACCCGAAACGCGCTTAGAACGAGTTTTTAACGAAATATTAACACTTAAAGCACTTACAATTATGGAAGTAAAAGAGATTGAAAGCAAGATTAGCGAGATTGACGGTAAGATTAGCGGCTTACGAAGTCAAAAAGCCGACCTTATGGGCCAATTAAGAGACGCTAAACAAATCGAGTTTGAGGCGAAGCACGGCGTTAAGTCAGGCGACAAAGTAACCACCAATGGCGGTACGACCTATTTCTACGAAAGATTTATCATTGACGCTTACGGTTGGATAACGATACTTTGCCACCCGGCCAAGAAAGACGGCACAGCAAGCAAGGCAGATAGACACTTATCGGACGTTGATTTTTAACCCCTAAAATTTTAAGCATTATGACAGAGACACAAGAAATTAAGATGCAGCTTTTGGATAAGTTCGGAATTACCGACGAGCCAAAGAGCGTAGAGTTTTGCCGCGAGGCTTACAAGTTCTTAGTAGAGGGCGAGGCCAAACCCGCCCCGGCCAACACCGTAGCGGATAGTTTGGCCGATGGTATCTACTACGTTTTGGCCGATGGCAGCGTAGTACCGTTTATCCCTGATATGGGAGTAGATGGCAACTTAGACGGTAGCCAAGTAAAGTACGTAGGCATCAAGTGGGGTAGCCGTAGCCTCAAAGTGGCTTTGCACGACGCAGCGGACGGCGAAGAAATTACGCTAACGTCAGATAAGGACACGACCAAATACGACGGTTACAAAGACAACTATTTGGACGCGGTAGCAGATTGGAACGGCAAGGCCAACACCGAACACCTGAAAGCCATTGGCCTTAATAAAGAAATCGAGTTGGCCGACGGCGAGTATATCCCAAGTTTGGGCGAAATGTACCTTATCTATCTGAATCGTAAGGCACTTAATCAGGCTTTGGAACTGATAGGCAGCGACCCGATTAAAGACGATTGGTATTGGACTTCTACAGAGGACAGCGCGGCGTACGCCTGGTCTCTGTACCTCAACAACGGCTACGTCGGCTACGGCACTAAGGCATCGAACACGTTCAGAGTTCGCCCCGTTTCAGCATTTATTTCTTAAACTTTACACTTTAGTTATTAAACTTTAAGCCCGGCGAAAGCCGGGCCACTAAAAAGCAAAGCGACATGAAGATAATAAACCAATTCAGACGCAAAGCCCGCGTAGTAGAATCTACTACCGACATGAAGCAAGTAGCAATGGCCGTGCAGCAGCAAGCCGAATACTACACGCCAATTTCGGAAGATGAATACCCGGTTATCCTGACTATCAGCGTACAGGTTAAAGTATGCTTTGTTTGGGTTACGGTATGGGCTGAAAGTTGCGACGTATCAGACGGCGACACCCGCCCGCACATCGAGAAGAGAGCAAGACGTTTGGTTAAAATATTGGAGGGCAAAGAAAATGGATAATCAGAACAAACGCCCGGAATGGGTACAATTAGAGTTATTCCCCGAAATGTGTACCTCACAGGGGGGGGGAGCAGTCAGTAACCAATCAAAGTAATACAGCCAATGGATAATGAACTTTGCGGCACTTGCTTATCTTACGACCCGGATAAAGAGACACAGGGCTTTGGCGAGTGCATAGTATCAGGTTGTCAGGTGAGCGAGTGCCAACAAAGTTGCATAGATTGGCGTAATAGTGGAGGGCCTGACTATGAACGAAAAGAAAGACTTTTGCGTAACGGCGATTAACCGCCTTACGGGTGAGCGCGAAAGAATATCAGGGCATTTGACTAAGAGTAAAGCCGAATCAGAACGCGCCCGCCTGGTGACGATAAGGCCGGAGAAACGGCCCTACATCTACCCGCTTGTAGCGGAGTACCCGAAACAACTTAATTTATTTTCAAACAATTTAGACGTATGAAATTCAAAGTAGATAGAAACAGACTTTTGGAGGCTATGCAGAAAGCAAGCCAAGCAATAACGGGCAAAAGCAGCCGTTTACTTAGCGAGATTTGCCGGAGTTTTGTTTTCAAGGCAAGAAATGAAAGTCTAACCGTCATGGCTACCGACGGCGATATATTTATTAGTACGTGGGTAGGCATCGAAAACACCGAGGGCGATAAAGACTTTGCCCTGTACGCTCCCCAATTCCTGAAAGCCATTAAATCAGTAGACCCACAGGAACTAACGATAGAGGTTTTGGAGTATCAGGTTATTGTTACGCATGAGGTAGGCAGCTTTGCACTACCATTAACAGATATGAGCCAAGTACGCTACCCGGAAGCGGACAGCAAAACGGTATTGGACTACAGCCGCGTACACCGACACACCTTTGAGGCCCCCGGCTTGCTTTCCATCCTGAATAAGTGCAAATACGCAATGGCCGAAGATGAATTGCGCCCGGTGATGAACGGCGTAGTTATGAGCCTCAAAGAAACCTACACCGATTTTGTGGCATCCGACGGGCATAAGTTAGTACGCATCCGCAAAGCCTCAATTACTGACAGCCGCCCCGCAGACTTTATTTTTCCAAAAAAGGTAGTCAATATCCTATTAAAGATATTGCCTAAGACGGGATTTGTAGATACGTGGTTTAATGAGTATGCAGTTGATTGGAAGAGCGAAGAACACCCCGGAGAGCAAACGCCAAAGTCGGGCTGTCTTATGAGCGTTGAGGGTACGGAAATCCTGTTTAAGCCCATACCGGGCCGCTACCCGAATTACAACAACGTAATACCCACTACGTTTACTAAGGAACTTATCATAGACCGCAAACAACTTTTGAAGTCGCTACAGCGTCTTAGCCAGTTCACAGCGGAAAGCGGGCTTATTAGATGGAATCTTAACCCTACCCGCCTGATGCTACAGGCCGAAGATACCGATTTTTCGGTAAATGGCAGCGAGACTTTGCCCTGTACGTACAAAGGTGAGGTTTGCCGGTTAGGATTTAAGGACTATTCGTTTGTTCAGACCCTACAGAATAGTACCGCACCAGAAATCGTAATGAAAGGCAGCGGAGTTACTACCGCGTTTATTATCGAGCCTATCCCACAGCCGGATAGCGAAGAAGTGACTATGCTACTTATGCCAATGTTAATAAATGACTAAGAGGTATGAGCAAGAAAACGATAAAGGTAAGAGTTACTACAGCCTACGACTTTGTTAAGGGTGGAGATTGCGAGGATTGTAACCTTTTCGACTACTGCAACGACATAGACGATAAAGATTGCGAGGGCGGCACAGCCGGACACTATGAGTTTGGCGACGAAGAAAACGTAGAACAAGTAAACGACTAAGAGGTATGGAAGTAAACAGCGAATTAAAATTTGCCCTTGAAAGTTCACAGGACAAAGGGCAGTACCCAAACGTATTTAGCGCGGATTTGGGTAGCGACTTTCATTTGAAAACGAAACCTGAATATTTCCCGGTTATCAAAAAGCCGCGTGAAGTCGTGATAGAGATAACAAGTTTCCGTGGTGCTTGCGCATGGGCCGAACACTACTACGCAGAAATACACGCCGACGGTATAGATATTTGCAGCAAGGAGATAAAGAACGGCAAAGAATACACCGTTACGCATGGCGGCTACGTATGTGAGGAATACAGCCGACTACCTAAAGAGAAAAAGGGTATTTGGGATAGTTACTACTCTATAGAGGTTACACGCCCCGTTACCCAAGAAATGATAAACGCTAACCCGCAGCGTTGGGATGGGTACGAAGCCGGATTTTGGACTAATGCCTTTGACACAAAAGAAAGCGTTATCGAGGTAGCCAAACGAATTGTCGCAGCCCGATTTACGAAAGATTGGGCAGTAAGAATTGACGATTTAACAGCATAGCCGTATGAAAGTAACTAATAAGCCCGCCAACTTTGACGCTAAACTGCAACACAGCATCGAACTTTTGCAGAAGTCCGAGGCTTTGGCTTTACGCTACTACGATAAAGGCTTTTATCTGGCTTTTAGCGGTGGCAAGGATAGTCAGGCACTTTATTACGTTGCAAAGTTGGCGGGCGTTAAATACGAATCTCACTACAGCCTAACCACGTTAGACCCGCCGGAGTTGGTACGCTTTATCCGCAGAGAGTACCCGGACGTTATAATAGACCGCCCGGAAATGACCTTTGCCCAACTTTGCTTAAAGAAAAAGGCTTTGCCAACTATGCTAATGCGTTTTTGTTGTGCAGTTCTGAAAGAAACCAAAGGCGCAAATACCGTTACCCTGACAGGGGTACGCCGTCAGGAATCCGTACAGAGAAGCCACAGGAACGAAGCCGAGTTAGTAACCCGCCGAAAGGATGATAAGTTTACCGGCACATTAGAGCAGTTAGACCAATTCACGCGAAGCAAAGAAGTTGAGGGCGTACAATGTGTTAGGGGTAATGACAAAATCGTAATTAACCCGATTATAGATTGGGTTGAGGCCGACGTTTGGTATTTCCTGAATGAAGTAGTACACGCTAACCATTGCGAGTTATACGATAGAGGTTGGAAACGCATTGGCTGTTTGTTTTGCCCGATGGCAAGCCAAAAAGAAATCGTTATGCAGGGGGGGGGTATATCCAAAATACAAAGCCCTGATTTTACGAACTATCCACAGGCTACGCGAAAACGGCTACATGAACAAGTACAGCAACCTAACCGACGAAGAAATTTTCGAGTGGTGGATAAGCAAAGAGAATATGCAAAAGTGGTACTATAGTCACAAAGTACAACTTAGTTTGTTTAACATGGACGATTATAAGACGATATGATAGTTTTAAGTTTATTCGACGGTATGAGTTGCGGACAAATCGCTTTGCGCGAATTGGGCGTTACGATAGATACCTACTACGCAAGCGAGGTAGATAAGTTTGCCATTGCAAACACGATGGCGAACTTTCCCGACACGGTGCAGTTAGGCGACGTGCGAGACATAGACGCAAAGGCGTTAGGACATATCGACTTGCTGATAGGCGGTAGCCCGTGCCAAAGTTTTTCCTTTGCAGGAAAGCGGGCAGGCATGAGTACAAAGACCAATGAGAAGATACTAACCTTATCCCGGTACATGGAACTAAAGGCACAGGGCTTTGAGTTTGAGGGCCAAAGTTACCTGTTTTGGGAGTACGTCAGAATCTTACACGAAGTCAGGCAGACTAACCCCAGCGTCTATTTCATGTTGGAAAACGTGGAAATGGGTAAGCAATGGGAGGCCGTTATTAACGAGGCTTTAGGCGTTAGAGGCGTACACATTAACAGCGCGTTGGTATCAGCCCAAGTAAGAAAGCGTATCTATTGGACTAACATTAAGACGTTTCAAACCGATATGTTTAGCCCGCCTGACAGCGCAATACCGCAGCCAAGAGACAGGGGTATTTTGCTACGCGATATATTGGAAAGCGACGTACCCGAAAGATACTACCTTAAACCCGAAGTAGTAAAGAATCTGTTAGCGCATAAGGAGCGTAACAAAGAAGCCGGTAACGGCTTTGGCGCAACGCCACGCGGGGGGGGGGAGAAAATGAACGCCCTTAGAGTTGGCGGCAGATGTGTTTACGACTTAGTGTTAGTAGAAAATGAAAGAGTTTGTAAAGATGGACTACAAAGGCAGGATTTCACCTAATCAGGACAAAGCAAATTGCCTATCGACTAAGAACTACCACAGCGATATGGATTTGATTTGTGTTGCCCAACGCGGACACGAATACAGAGGCGAGGCCGCGCACTTTATCCCGGCTACGCAGCCGGGTAAGACCAACTGCCTAACAACGGTAGCCAAAGACAACCTGATATTACAACGCCCACGCGGTGCAAACATGGGGGGGGGTACATATAGACAAGTCGCCTACTCTATCCGCTAACGCATGGGAACAAAATAATTTAGTAGTGGAAATGAAAGAAGAGAGCGTAAAGCAGATTAACCCAAGCCGGGAAAGCGGAGGCACACAGCCCCGACAGCAAAACCGGGTATATGATACCGACGGGCAGGCCCCGGCGTTGATGGAGGGCCACGGAGGCAGAACTATTAACGTATTGGTGGGGGGGGATGCAACCGAAACGAGAATAAGGCGGCTAACCCCTACGGAGTGCGCCCGCTTGCAGACTATCCCGGATTGGTACAAATGGGCCGTTTCAGAGACACAGCAATACAAGATGTTGGGTAACGGTTGGACGGTTGAGGTTATTAAGCACATACTTTCATTTTTACCCGATGAACTTAAAAAGTAATACGGATATGAGTAAGGAAATTTTTAGTCAGATGGTGAGCGCGTCGATGAACGCCGGATTTGTCAAAATCCTACAGGACAAATTAGCCGATGAAGAAAACCCGTTTGAAATGAGAATGAGACGGATAGTTAAAGGCATTTGGGAAGTGGAGATTTACACCGACAAAGAGCATTTGCCATATTTCAAGAACCTATTAAACAATCTGGTATGAGCGTACAGGAGTTAAGCCACGATTTCACTTTGGATATAGCCACGGCCCACAGCCGACTATCTAAGAAGTGGAAAAACAAAAAGTGGCAATGGAAAGACTTAGTTAAGCGTTGCAGCGAGACAAAGCGAACCGACGAAACGGTAGGCGAATACCTGAAAATGACAAAACAGGAGCAAGCCGACATTAAGGACGTTGGCGGCTTTGTTGGCGGGTATCTTTCAGGAGGTACGCGCAAAACGCCTAACGTGATGTGGCGTAGTATTGCAACGCTTGATATTGACTACGGCACGGTTAATGTGTGGGATGATTTCACAATGCAGTTTGACTTTGCCGCTATGCTCTACAGCACCCATAAGCACACCCCGGAGAAACCGCGCTTACGTCTGGTTTTCCCGTTGAGCCGAAACGTAAAGCCTAACGAGTATGAGCCACTTTGCCGTAAGATTGCCTACGCTTTGGGTATAGACCTATTCGACATAACTACGTATCAGTTGCCCCGGCTTTTCTATTGGCCGAGTACGAGCCGAGACGGTGAGTTTGTTTTTGAGGTACAGGACGGCCCCGCTTGTGACGTGGACGCGATACTTAGCACCTACGTAAACCCGCAGGACGTTAGCGAGTGGCCGATGGGTAGCCGTGAGACCGAAGCAGTAGCCCACGAACTACGCAAGGCGGGCGACCCGTTGGAAAAGCCCGGACTTATCGGGGCATTTTGCAGGGCGTACACCATTGAAGATGCTATAGATACTTTCCTTACCGATGCTTACGTAAAGACCGCCAACGATGGCCGCTATACCTACAAGATGGGCAGCGTAGCCGGTGGCCTGGTATGCTACGAGGGAAAGTTTGCCTATAGTCACCATGAGACAGACCCGGCGAGTATGCAGCTTTGCAACGCTTTCGACCTTTGCCGAATACACCTGTTTGGCGTACACGACGAGGGTAGCCGCGTAACCGATATTACCCGTTTGCCGTCGTACCTGAAAATGCAGGATTTCGCGGCCAAAGATAAGACCGTGCGCGTTTTGCTGACAAAGGAGCGCAGGGCAGACGCGGAAAGCGACTTTGCCGACGTGGATTTGGACGGCGACGGCGAGACACCCGCAGAGGCTAACACGGATTGGATGGCCGATTTGGAGTACGACCGCAAAGGGGCCATTAAGTCAACGGCCAAAAACATTATCTGTATATTGGAAAATGACCCCGGACTATCAGGGCATTTGTGGCACGACCTGTTTAGCGGCTTTGATTTGGTTAAGGGCGGTTTGCCGTGGGATAGGAAAGCGACCCAATGGGGAAACCGCGACGATGCTAACTTACGCATATACCTTGATGAAACATACGGCGTAACCGGCAAGGATAAGATTAAGGATGCAAAAGACGCGGTACTGACCCGCCACAAGTTGCACCCGATACGTGAGTACCTAAACGGCTTAGTGTGGGATGGAACGCCCCGGCTTGACACCCTGATTATAGACTACTTAGGCGTAGAAGATACGGCACTTAACCGGGCAATGACACGTAAGCACTTTGTCGCAGCCGTAGCCCGCGTAATGAATCCCGGTTGCAAGTACGACTATTGCCTGATTGTGACCGGGGCCGAGGGCATAGGCAAATCTACTCTCTTTAGCGTGATGGGTGGCGAATGGTTTAACGACAGCCTGGTAACGATGGAGGGTAAAAGCGGAATGGAGCAAGCCCGTGGAGGTTGGGTTATAGAGTTGCCCGAATTAGGTAGCATCAAACGAAGCGACGTTGAGCAGGTGAAAGCCTACATTAGCCGACAGGATGATACCTACCGCCCGGCATACGGTACGGTAACGGAAAAGCACCCGCGCCAATGCGTTTTTTGCGGCACGACCAATGAAACGTATTTCTTGAAAGGCGACACGGGAAACCGCCGCTTTTGGGTAATGGCCGCTGATACTGACCGGCGTAAGCATACCGACGTTAAAGCCGACCTGACGGCAGAGCGTGACCAAATGTGGGCCGAGGCCGTAGAGCGTTGGAAAGAGGGCGAAACCCTGTATTTGCCTAACGACCTTGAAACAGAGGCAAGGCAGAAGCAAGCCGAGTATAACGACGAAGCCGACGACCCAATTAAAGATATGCTAATAGCATATCTCGACATGAAGTTACCTGGAGAGTGGCCGACGTGGGATTTGAAACGCCGACGCGCATATATCACAGACCCCGACCCGTTAGACCAGACAGGCACGGAAGAGCGTACAAGGGTATGTGCAGCGGAGTTTATTTGTGAGCGTTTAGGCCGTGACATGGGCGATAAGGAATACAAATACTTAGCCCGTAAGGTTGGCCGTATGATGGACGATTTACCCGGTTGGGAGCGCATGGGCGTATCAAGACACGCGCAAGCAATCTACGGCGTACAAAAGTCGTTTAGGCGGGTACTCAACATCGAAGAAAACGACGATGATATATGAGTAAACCAAAAGGCGTAAACGGAACGGTTACAAAAAAGGTTTGGTTTACATTTCCATGTAAACGTAACCAAACGAAAAAATTTGGTTTACACCGTTCAGTTTACAGCCAAAGGCCGATAAACAAAGGGAAAATAAAGAATGTAAACTAAGTAAACTAAGAGTATATAAAAGAGTTTGTAATAATAGAATAAAACGGGAATAAGAGAACTAACGCGAGCGCGTGCGCGAGACGAAACTATATTTACGTATAATGTTAGAGCGTTGCGGTTACAAGTTACACCCGGTTAAAATTGAAGATATGAAACAGAGCATAAAGAACATAGTAGAACACGCCGAAGTTTCGGAAAAGGAGATAGAGAAATATTTGTGCAAGCGAATGAAAGAAATTGGTTTGCCTTGCATAAAGTATTCAAATGCCAATGAAACGGGCTACCCTGATAGGCTGATAGTCCTACCGGCAAGTCAATGTATGTGGGTAGAACTGAAAAGCAAAGGCCGCAAGCCCAGCAAGGTACAGCAAATCAGGATTGCCGAACTAAAGAAACAGAAGCACGTCGTTTGGGTGATAGACAATAAGCCGTTAGTCGATGAACTGACAGAGGCCCTAACGAAATGGTTAGCCGATAACAAAGAAGAGTTTGAGGCATACGAGACAAACAAAATACAAACCCAAAATTAGAGTTATGATTTTCAAACCCTACGAGTATCAGCAAACAGCAATAAGATGGATTTTGAAGAATCCACGTTGCGGCCTTTTCCTTGATATGGGATTGGGTAAGACGGTTAGCACCCTGACAGCCGTACAGCAACTAATGGACGATTGCGAGGTAAGCCGTACCTTAGTAGTGGCCCCGAAGAAAGTAGCCGAAACCACCTGGACTACAGAGGCCGAGAAGTGGGAGCACCTGAAAGCCCTACGGGTTGTTAAGGTGATGGGTACGGAGAAACAACGCAAATTGGCGTTGGCATCCAAGGCAGACGTTTACGTTATCGGTAGGGATAGTTTCGTTTGGCTTGTTGGCCTCTACGGTGGAAACCTACCCTTTGACGTTCTGGTAATAGACGAACTAACGAGTTTCAAAAGCAGTAAGTCGAATAGGTTTAAGGCAATGCGCATGGCGACACCGACGGTTAGCCGCGTTATCGGATTGACAGGAACACCGGCCCCCAATGGCCTGATAGACCTTTGGGCGCAAATGTATTGTATAGACATGGGCGCAAGGTTAGGTAAGTCAGTAACGAAGTACCGGGAAACCTACTTTGAGACCTACCAAAGAAATAATATCGTAATACGTTGCGACGTGAAGAAAGGTTGCGACGAGATAATAAGAAGTAAGATTGCCGATATATGTTTGTCTATGCAAGCCAAAGACTATTTGCAGTTACCCGACCTATTGACACATACGGTTAAGGTGCAGCTTACGCCGTCAGTCATGGCCGCGTACACGAAGTTTGAAAAGGAAAAGGTTTTGGAGTTTCAGGAAGAACACACAGGCGAGGCCGCGAACATCTTAGCCAACAGCGCAGCGGGCCTTATGAACAAACTAAGCCAATTTGCCAACGGTGCAATATACGACGAAGATAGAAACGTGCATGAGATACACGACGAGAAGTTAGACAGGTTGGCCGAGATTATAGAGGCTGCAAACGGTAACAGCGTTTTGGTATTCTACCAATTCAAACACGACATATCGCGTATCGCCTGGAAATTGAGAGGCTATAAGGTTAGGATATATTCAGACGAAAAAGACCTGAAAGATTGGAACGCCGGAAAGATAGACGTACTATTAGCGCACCCGGCATCTACGGCGTTTGGCCTGAATATGCAAGCCGGTGGCCACTATATAGTTTGGTACGGCACAGGTTGGAACTTAGAACTATACCAACAGGCTAACGCCCGCCTACACCGTCAGGGCCAGCAGTACCCGGTACAAGTCTATAAGTTGGTTTGCGCCAACACCGTAGACGAAAGAGCCGAAGCCGCGTTGGATAACAAGAAAGGCGTACAACAGAGTTTGTTAGACAGCCTTAACTACCTGTTACGAAAGCATGGTGCAATAACAGATTAACAATAAAGAGATATGGCAAAAGACAAAGACTATAAGCGACTAATCGGTACGGCCCGTTGGTTGAGGCTACGAAAGGCCAAACTAACGGCAAACCCTACGTGCGAGAGGTGCAAGGAAAACGGCATACTAAGACCCGCTACCGAGGTACACCACGTCGTACCAGTTGAAGATGGGCTAACGGTTAGGGAGAAAGAAACCCTTATGTACGATTTCCACAATTTGCGGAGTTTGTGCCACGATTGCCACGTACTAACCCATACCGAAATGGGCCGTAGTGGCAAGGCATACGCCAAACGACACGCAAAGGAGCAGTTAGCCCGATTTGTCAAAAAATTTTCAGTATGTTTAATTTTGTTAAAAATGTTAAAGGGGGCGGGTGTTTTTTAACAGACGGGAGTAGGCGGTAAACCTCGCCCAAACCTTTCTCCATACGCGAGCCATTTTTTAGGCCGTTGGGGGGTAAGCCCGATTTACTTAGGTACGATTTTGATATGATACAGAAAAAAAGAAGAAATAGTAAAACCGACGTTTCGGTTATGGCCGTCGAAGAGATACAACTACAGGCGTTAGACTTTGGCGACGTTGGGTTAGAGTTGAAAGACCTTAACCTAAACTACTTTGACGTGAACGCCAAACAGAAGTATTCAGAGGAAACCCGGTATATGAAACCGAAAGTGTACGTTAAGCCCAAAGGGTTTTACGCATACGACAACGCCCTGAAACTTGCAAAGGAATTACGCTTAGACTTTGGAGAGAGGGCCGACGTAGTGGTTAATGGCAGTTTCATATTTGGTGACTTTATAGAAGCCTACCTGTTGGCGCAAAAGGCAATCTGCAAACGCATGATAGTTTCTACTTTGTCGCTGTCTGAAAACAATGTCGATAGTTTTCATAACCTGATGGCGAAAGGTTGGATAGAGCAGTTAGACTTAGTGATTAGCCACTATTTCTATAGCCATGAGAGATACAAGTTAATACCCTACGTCTATAAACGCCTGGACTTAGACGATAAATTTCAAATGGCCGTTGCTTTCGTGCATACTAAGGTTATCGCCTTTGAGACCAAAGGAGGCCGTAAGATAGTTATACACGGTAGCGCGAACTTACGCAGCAGCGGCAACGTAGAGGCTTTCACAATAGAGGAAAACCCGGAGTTGTTCGATTTCTACGTAGGCATCTACGACGGTATATTAGAACGGTATGCCACCGTTAATAAGGCTTCTACCCGCCGGGAGTTATGGCATGAGATAGGAGGCGGTAAGTTGAACAAAAAAAATCCGTAGAGCGTATGAGCAATCAATCAGGAAACGGCCACACGGGAAGCAACGGCAGCGGTACGGCAGCGTCCGACCGCTACGACGATATGCCGTGGGCCGACACTGGAGGCGGCGATTTGCCATTCTAAGAGCCTCACGCGCACGGGCGCATGAACCGCCCGTGCTTAAAAGGAAATTTTCAGCAAAAATAAAGGAATATGACGAAACGTAAGATGAACCCTAATAGTTTGGCGAATCTTGAAAAAGGGAAGTTCAAGAAAGGCCAGATAACGAACCCCAAAGGCAGACCCCGAAACCGCGTACCCGAATACCGGGCAAAGTTAATGGGGCCTGATAAGGCAAAGGAATTTCAGGGAATCAGCCGCGACGAATATTTTTCGTGGTACGAAACCCTGTTAGCAATGGACTTAGACGAACTGAAAGCCTTAGAGAGCGACACCGAAGTACCCATGTTTGTTAAGACCTACGCCCGCGCAATGGTAGCCGACATGAACGCCGGGCGCACTACGACGGTTGATAAGATGGTAGACCGCATTAACCGACGTTCAGAGCAGAACCGGGCAAAAGAGGGCGGCAGCGTCGATTTGGCTTACGATACCGGGGCAACGGAAACAACCGAGGCCATACAGAAGCGTATCAAGTGCAAAAAAGACTATATCGTTAAGTTGCTCAAAAAGCAAGGCAAATATACGGTTGAATTGTCTATGCAGGCCACCGTTACGGCGCAGTTGATGGTACGTACCGAGATATTGGCAGAGGAAATATTTAGCGACGGCCACAAAGCCGTAAACGTGGAGATTTCCCGCGAGGGTAACAGCCGGGAGAGTATCAGCCCCAAGGAAAAACTATACCTTGCCCTGACAACACAGACGCAAAGGGCGTTAAAGGCGTTAGGCATGAACACCGATAGCAAAGACCGGCCCGTCGGCGGCGACGATGAATTTAGTAAGTTTATGAAAGAATTTAGTAACGATAGCGACGATTGACTATGAAGAAAATATATATTAGTGGCCCCATGAGCCATTTAGAGAGAGAAGAGTATTTGGCACGTTTCGCAAAGGCCGAGATACTACTAAGCGAAAGAGGCTACCGGGTAGTAAATCCTACTAAGTTCCTGTTTTGCCGTTGGCCGTGGCTTTACAAGTTAGTTGGCTACAATGCCGCGTTGTGCTACGACCTTTGGCGGCTTTCGCGTTGTGAATACATCTACCTTTTGCCTGATTGGAAAGAGAGCCGGGGCGCAACCGTTGAAAGTTTCTTTGCATGGAAGATTGGCGTTTACCGCCTGACTGAAAAGGAGCGCAAAGAAATAGACCTGAAATTAGCCAAGTGGATAGACAAACGGGAATCTAAGTAAGTATGACAGAGGAAGAGAAGATAAGGAAACGGCAGCTTAAAGCCGACACAGCGGCAGAACTACAGGACAACCGCGATAGTTACCTAACTAAGTACCGTTATGCGCTTTCAGATACCGACAAACGCCTTACAGAGTATGTAACGGCGGTAATCGACAACCCGGAGGCGCATAACCTCTACGAGTTATTGAAGATAAAGCGTTTTTTCCAAATGCTCGATAGATGGGATTGGAAGCCGAAGCGGGTAAAGAAGAAAATACGCCTGTACGAGAGTTTGAAGTTTAGCGGAACGTCAGGGCGCAGACGCTACCGCCTAACCCCCGTGCAAGTCTTTCAGATGGCTAATATTTTCGGCTTTGCCCGGCCCGATGGCCGTAGGCTTATCCGGGTAGTCTATATATTCGTACCGCGAAAGTTCAGTAAAACGACCTTTGCGGCGTTTTTGGCCGTAGACGATATGCTGTTTGGTGACTATAACGCGGAAGCCTACGTAGGGGCAAACTCTTACGACCAGGCGAAAAAATGCTTTAACGAGATACGCCTAATTATGTTCGACTTAGACCCCCGGCAAAAGCATTTCAAGATTAACCGCGAAACGGTGACGTTCAAAGACCACGCAAGGGAGAGTTTGGCGCAATGCCTCACGTCCAATGCGCAGACCAAAGACGGCCTGTTTGCATCGTTGGCCATAATAGACGAATATTCACAGGCGAGAGACACGGCCAATAAGAGCGGCGCAGACCTAAAGAATACGCTTACATCGTCTATGGGGCCGCGTCGTAACCCGCTAACGGTAGTTATCACTACTGCAAGCGACGTGATAGACGGGCCTTGCTATAACGAACTGGAGGGCGTTAAAAAGGTGCTGGAGGGCGAGAGCGAAAACGACTATATGTTTGCCGATTTGTTTATGCCTGATGTTGACGATTGGGAGGGCGACCCGCAGACGTGGGCCAAGGTGCAGCCCCATTTAGGCGTAACCATTCAGTCCGACTACTACGAAATAGAGTGGGCCAACGCCCAACTATCAGCCGAAAATATGTTGGTTTTCCGTACCAAGTTGCTTAACATCTTTACCATCAACGAAGTTAAGACGTGGTTTAGCCTTGAAGATGCTACCGCCCTGATGGGCGACTTTGATATAGACCATGTAACCGGGCATCCTGAATGTGCCGTAGCCTTTGACCTATCCGTGCATGATGATTTCAGCGCAGTAACCTATACCGTCTATAGCAAGAAAACTAAGAAGTTCTACAGCCATACAGACTACTATTTTCCCATTGGCGCGTTAAAGGGGCATCCCAACGCAGAATTATATAAGATATGGCACGAGGCGGGCCACCTGATATTTACCAAGGGCAAGCGCATAGACGTTAGACGGATTGCCGATGATATACTACGGCGTACTAAGTTGGTTAAGATTATCCGCATAGGCTACGACGGCTACAAGGCAAAGGACTTAGTAAACATCTTAGCCACCGCCGGGGCCACCGGCGTACTGATACCTTACGGCCAGACTTACGGCAATTTCAATTTGCCCGTAGAATCGTTTGAAATGCTTGCTTATGACGAACCGCCTAAGATTGTGTTTAACAACAACCCTATTAACGTCTATTGCCTGACTAATTGCGTTATAGACGAAGATAGGTTGGAGAATAAGAAGCCAATGAAGATTTCGCAGTACCGCAAAATAGACGGTACAATTACTATGCTAATGACGTTAGGGCAGCTTTATTCGTTTGAGAGATAGCAAAAGCGGTTAGGCATCTACCTAACCGCTTTTGGTATTCCTAATTGGAAATTTAGTATTTTGCTTATATCCGATATATCGGAAATATAGCCCTCAAATACCGTTTCCCATTCGCCTACAGACGGGAGGAATATTTCTATTTTAATTTCCGTACCATAGCCCACAGGAATAAAGACAAACATACGGAATTGTGCGAGAGTATAGGATTGCCCAAAAGGTTTTTCCAAGCGTATAAAATCCGGCGTTTCCCACAGCCCTATATGTGCGCCGTGGCCTTTGTATTCAAATCCTGAAAATTCTTGTTTCAGCATTTGAGTTACATTGTTACGTATATTGTCATACTTTCCCATATTCTAATCAATTTCGTAGCCCCGTTTATTAAGTTCTATTCTGGCTTTGCCCTTTATGGCTTTATACACGCCGTCTTTTCGTTGAATAATAAGCCCGTCACGCTCTAACTTTCGTAGTATATCCTGAATGTACCATAATGGCAGATGCTTACAAAAATCCCGTCCGTTCAACTCTTTATCGTCGCATGGAATCTAATACAGGGAAGCCAGCACGTCGTATCTATATTGCAGTAACTCACTACTCATACGCCTGTAATCTTTAGTGGTTTACCACAATGCGGGCAACTGATTGTAACGCCCGCTACGGGCATAACGTCAGCCGGGCTAACTATTAACTGCCACATGGGTACACCTACCGCCCCGGCTATTTTTTCAAGTGTGGCCGTAGTCAGGGAATCAGCCCTAACCATTTGTTTAACCGCTGACAGGCTAACGCCCATTTTGGCGGCTAATTCAGGTTGGGTAATGCCTTTTTCTTTTAATACGTCTTTTATTCTCATTTTTCTGTAAATATTTGAATTTTGGTGCAAAATTACGGCTTTTTCTTAAAAGTATAGTGTTTTCTATCCTAAATAATGTTAAGAGATAGCAAAAAGTTACCCAATTATTTGCAGGGGTACAGAAAAAACTATACCTTTGCAGCAGATAAGTTAAACAATTAAATTTTTAGAGACATGGCAAAGAAATTTTCAAAGAAAGTGGTAGGCGATTTCCTGACAGCAACAACAGGCGATACTAATTGGTGTGTGTTCACATTTAATAAACAGACGGGAGAGCGTGAAAGTGCCTACGCCGGTTACAATTTTATGCAAGCCTTTTGCGAGATTACTAAGGAGTTGGCGCGTGGTAAGTATGATGTAATTATGACGGGTAAGGACGGTTGGGAGTATTGCACAGATTACGAGACCGCAGGAGGCTTTAATGGCATTAGATACGCAAAGCGCGTAACCCGCGAACTTATGAAGCCCTACGCCGTTTATGTAGATGGCTATTCGATGGAGGTTAAAAAAGGCGATTTCTTGTTTTAGTATTAACCGGGCCGGGGCACAAGCCCCGCCCACAAACCTAAAGACGATATGAAACTATCAGAACTACCCGTAGAGGTACAGCGGCAGTTAGCCCAGCAGAGGGCCGAGTTATCAGGTAAGCGTATCAATACCGCTTATCGGGTGGAGTTATATAACGCAGACGGTACGCGCTACTTTGAGGCCGCGAGGTGCTGCAAGTCATGGAACGACGATAAAGGCCACTATATGCCATTTGGAGGTGGCACGTATTGGACTATCCGTTACGGTGCAGTCCAATGGGCGGTAAGAAAAGACCCATTGGGCGGCAAGGCTTACGAACTTTGCAACGGCAAGCAATACGGCAAGAGTGCCAACGGTACGGAGATACCTAAGAGCCTCAA